GCCAATCTTTGCAGGGCGTTCTTATTGATTTGCCTTCTCGAGCTGCCGATATATTTGCGGGCAGCATCGCTAAATTTGACGGAACTTTGAAAGGCTTTTTCAAATCGGTTGTTGCTGGTTTCGCGCAAATGGTCAAAGAGATTTTAATCGAGCAGCTGCGTCTTCAGATAATCAAAGGCATTACGAAAATTATCGGCGCGGTCGCGGGCGGCATTGGCGGCGGAGGGGGCGGTGGTTTAACCACTTCGCCTTCGCTTTTAATGAGCAGCATCGGCACTCGCGCAACAGGCGGACCCGTCGAGGCGAACCGTCCTTATATGGTCGGCGAGCGCGAACCGGAACTGTTTGTGCCGAAAACGAGCGGGCGAATTTACAACGGCGCGCAGATGGCGGAAATGGGCGGTAAAACGGTTGTTAATAACTCGAATAATTTCAATTTTTACCCTGACCCGAAAACCGGAAACTTTCCAAAAGAATCGGCTGTGCAAGCCGCAAAACGAATGGCTGCTTTGACCGACCAGGCAAAACGCCGGGCTTAAAATTATGGCTGGAACCGCAATCGAATTTGATGAAATCGAACTCTCTCGCTACTACTCGCAGGGCGCGAAGGGCGGACCTGAATTTCTGACTTCGATTTTAGGTTCGCCCTACGGCACGCAGCAGCGAAACATCACGCGCTATGACGGGATTCATCGGTTCGAGATTCAGTTTGACGGGAAGCGCGAGACGGTCGAGTTTCCAGTGCTGCTCGATTTTTTTATGAGCGGTTATGGTGCCGGAATAGGATTTCGCTTTTTCCCGTTTTTTGATAATAGCTGGAAAAACGAACAGATTGCCGTCACTCAGGCGGCAACCGCCTCCTACAAACTGATAAGAACTTACCGGCGCGGCACGCGGAGTTATATCCGGCGAATAGTAAAACCTGTCGCGCCGATTCAGGTTACGATAAACGGCACGGACGCCGCCACTTTTTCGCCCTATTCGGTCGACTACACGAAAGGCATAATTGCCTTTCAAACTCCGGCAAGTCTTCCTGCGGGCGGCGTCCTGAGAGTGACGGGCGAATACTGCATCCCGGTCGCTTTTGATACGGATAAAGTTGACATATCAGGTTTCGGCGGAACTTTCAATCTCGAAGGCTTGCGCGTCGTTGAACTGCTTCCCGCCGCTTTAGGCATCAATGACTCGGACGCGGCAACCTACACGCCCGATACTTTTCTGCCGTCGACTCCGACGAACGTCGCGGCAGCGCCCCTTGCTTCATCTCCGCAGACGGCAATTAACATCTCGTGGAATGCGTCATCTGCTCTGAACGGCAAAACCATTGTCGGCTACAAAGTCAAAGTCAACGGCGGTCTGATTCCGAATGTTGTCGGGCAAACGTCGGTCGCCGTCGGCTCTTTAGCACCGAACACGGATTACACGGTTTCAGTTGCCTCCTATGACTCGAACGGCGTGGTCTCGGCGTTCTCGGCAAACATTACTGTAAGAACCGCCGCCTCGACTGCAACCGGAAATGCCGCGCCGACGGCTACAAATCTCTCAATTACTGGAACTAAGACGGTCGGACAGACTTTAACGGGTTCAAACGGTTATTTTGACGCGGAAGGCGATTTGCAGAATGTCGCTGGCACAATATTCAAATGGTTCAGAGCCGACACGAGCGCGGGTGCTGGTGCTGTTGAGATAGGAGAGACGACCAAACTTTACACTTTAACCGGTGCTGATGTCGGTAAATTCCATCGTTTTTCAGTTGTAGTAGCCGCGCAAACTGGAACGCTCACAGGCGTTGAAACCTTTAGCGCGTGGACAACCGCAGCTGTTCAGAAATTCACACCAGCCGCACCGACGAATGCGATTACCGATGATGCGAATAATACGGCGGACTGGACATATACGCCCGGTTTCGTCGGCATCACGTTTTACGAGTATTCGACAAACGGCGGGACTTCATACGCGAATACTTTGACAAAACCGATTGGAAGCATTACCGGAGCGCACGCCGCCGGACAAGTTCTGGTTCGCGTTAAAGGTTCTGATATAGAAGGACGCAATCCGGGTTTGCCGCTTGCCTTTGGCGCATACACGGCATCGGGCGCAGCGGACACGACCGCGCCGACCGTCGGTGTTTTGAGCGCGACTGCGTTTTCAAAATCAAGAATAGATTTATCGTGGACTGCGGCGACTGACGCGGTTGGGGTAACGGGTTATAGAATCACGTGGTCTTTGTCGAGCGCGTTCACATCTCCGACTACTATCACGGTCGGCAATGTTCTCGCTTACACACATTCGGGACTTGCTAACGAAACAACGTATTACTACAAACTTGAGGCGTTTGACGCGGCGGCGAATTACTCGGCTTATTCGAATACGGTCAGCGCGAAAACCTTAACGGCGACAACCGCGTCCGCGCCCGTGAAAGCCTTTGACATCGGACGAACCGCCGGCGGCGTAATTAACGGTGTTGACCAGGACCCAATTAGCGCAACCGATACTATATTTACTAATTCCGGCACGGTTGATTTGGCGGGTATTGCGAGTCCGATGACCGAAGACGTTTATCGCCGCGAGCGATACGGTCAGCAGACATTCCCCGTTACCGGATTAGGCGCGGGGGCGAGTTACAGAGTTGAAATTTCGATGATGGAAGCGGCATACACGGATACGGGCAGAACATTCTCAATCTCGATAAACGGAACAAATCCGGCGAATATGCAGAACATCGACATATTCGCAGCGACCGGCGCGACCTTTAAGCCGCTTGTCAGGGAGGCGACCGTATCGGCAAACGCTTCGGGCGCAATAAATATCGTTACAACCGCTGGAGTGCGAAGCCCGACAGTCAGCGCGATTAGAATTTACGACGCGAACACGACCGTGCCTGCCGCTTTCGCCGTCTCTGAGCCGTCGCCACTGCCATCAGGCACGGCTGGCACAGCTTATAGCAGAACAATAGCGACAACGGGCGGGACACTGCCGCACACGGCGACATCATTCACGGGCAACCTGCCTGCGGGCATAACACCGAGCATCTCGGCTGGCGCGGCGCGAATTTCGGGAACCACATCAGCAACCGGAACATTCAATTTTACGTTATCAATTACTGATTCAGCGGGGGCGACAGCCACTAAAGCCTTCGTTTTAATTATTAACGCGGCGGCGGACACGACCGCGCCGACCGTCGGTGCTATGAACGCACCGACCGGCATTACGAAATCGAAAATAGATTTATCCTGGGCGGCGGCAACTGACCTGGTTGGCGTTACGGGTTACAGACTTACCCGTTCACTGTCAAACTTATTTACAACACCGACCGAAATCACACTGGGAAATGTTCTGACTTACTCGAACCAGGGGCTGGCGAACGACACGATTTATTACTACAAACTTCAGGCGTTTGACGCGGCGGGTAATTATTCGACTTACTCAAACACGGTCAGCGCGAGAACCGAAGCGGCGACGACGACTTTAACTAATTACGCCCTTGCATCGAACGGCGGTGTGGCGACAGCCTCAAGAAGTTATGACGCGGCGCAATATCCGCCGTCGGCAACCAATAACGGTGTCAGGGCTTATCCGAACGAAGCCGAAACCTGGGTTGCGCTGAACGTCAACGCGCCGTTTCCGCCGAATGTGCAGGCGTTTCTATACATTACGCTGTCAGCTGCCAGAAGCGTGTCGAAATTCGGCGTAGCAACCCTTAAACAGGACGGCTTTTACACTGCCGAACCTGTTGCGAACGAAACACTTTGCACGGGAGGGATACATTTAACAGGCTACACGGTTCAATATAAAAACAGCGCGGGTGCGTGGACTGATACGACAATCGCAATAACGGGAAACAATTTAGCATATCGCCTTGCTGCGCTCGCAACACCAATCACGGCAACCGAATTCCGTCTTGCCATCACGGGCGGCGCGGATGGACACGGACGAGTTATCGAGTTTGAAGTCTGGGGTGTTCCGGCTGACGCGACAACTCCGCCGAACGAGCCTGTTTCGACAGTTGAAACAAGAATTGTAACCGCGCAGAACGGAAAAATAATTATTAAAGATAACGGAAAATTGATTACTTTTTAGGAGAATTTTTTATATGCCATTTCCACAACAATCATTCACAGCGTTCCCGGTAAATTATTTTGAGCTTCCCACCATTGTCGCCAACGCGATGCCGGGTTCGAGTCTTTCAAATAAAATACAGGCGGCTAACGACGCACTGGGCGCGAATTTCGGCGAGATATTGATTTATGAAGGCGGAAACATTGACTCGGATATTGTCTTAAGTGACCGCCGCCGATTGCGATTTTTTAACGGCGACTACTATTTCACAAATCGTGTAAAGATTTATTACGGCGATTACACGCATTTCTGGGGTTCGAGCCACGAAGCGATTCTGCACGAATCAATCGTTCCGCGCACGGCGGACGGTAATACGGTGCAGGATTACCCGATGCTCGTCAACAAAAACGCGCAGACGGCGACGACGGCAGTCGGCACGGCGTATTCAGACGCCGGCGCGGTGCGTAACGCTGTTACATATGGTATAGAAATCGAAGGGCTTCAGTTCAAAGGAAAGCGCGGGAATTTAACGGATGCGACAACTTCGATGCTCGGTATGTGGAATGTTCACCACTCGTCAATTCATAGCTGTTATTTCAACGGCGTAACTGGTTATATATGCCAGGTCGGCGCAGAATCCGGCAATACGACTACAGCGCGCTCAATCGGCAAAGAGTATGCTCAGTCGTTCAGATTTTACAATAACGATACGGAAAACTGCGCGTCTCAACAAATCGCGGCGCACAATATGGACAGCCTGTTTGTTTATGCAAACAACTTCAAGAATCCGGGTAAATACCCGATAAAAATTGTTTCGATTGCGGGCAATCCAGCAGTGGTTACGTTAGCGGAGGCGGGTGATTTCTGGTCAGGAAAAGAATTTATAATTCAAAACGCGAAACGCGCCGATGGCACGCCATCTACGGAATACAATAAATATTGGCGTATCGGAACGACTTTATCACCGAGTTCGTTCGAGCTTACCCTGCCGAATTCAACCACGACGGTTGATGCGGCGACTCTCGGAGGTTATACCGCAAATTCTGGTATAGCAAGCTCAATCGGCGCGAATTTCACCAGTATTATTGACCTCGAAAGCAACGGCGTTGGAATTGACCAGCAAGTCGTGATGTTTAATATCTCCAATAATACGTTCGATTTGCGCGGTGTAACGCTTCCCTGCAATTTAATTTCCGTGAACACGCCTCAAGGCTCACCCTGTCAGGGCGGACTAATCTCGAATAATATGGCATTCGGCGCAGAGACGGGCGGGGGATTTATGGCAGACGGTATTTCCGTTGCTTATCTTGGAGCGTCGGCGGCGACAAATTCGGGTGAAGACATTACGATATGTAACAATTATATGCAAAATATGACGGGTAGAGGGTTGTTTCTTATGGGGGAACGGATACACGCGCATCACAACGTAATAAAAAACGGCGGCGAAAACGCGGTTGCTTCAATTCAGGCTATTGATTTGAAAAACTCAAAAATTACGGACAACACGATTGAAAACCCGCGCAGTCAACGCTCTTATCTTGATTTAGACGGAGTTTGCTACAACAATAAAATTTTAAGAAATAACGTCGGCGGCAAAAATAACGCAAACGGACTTTCCGCTATAAGGCACGGAAGAATGGTCGGCGGCGTATTTAGGGCATCTCCGGGCGCGGTTACCAATTGTTTATTTAAGGACAACATCCTGGACGGCAGCACGGACTCTTATATTCAGGAGACGGCAAACTCGAACAATAATCTTTATGACGGAAACTTGACGGGCGCGGCGGGTCAAAAACTCGTCATCGTCGGCGCGGGCAGTAAGGTTATCACTCACAAACTAACTGACGGCAAGATGCTCGGCGCAGACAACTTAACGGTTAAAAACTAATCGGGCTGCTGCAAATCTGGAAACATATATGACGATGACGTCCGAACAGTATCTTTTGTTGCAAAAAGGGACGACGAGTTTTTGTATGCTGGCGCGAATACAAGCGTCGGCGGATAAAGGCGGCGGGGTTTTGCGCGTCGCCCTGCATTCGCGGCACGTTGTTTTTGAAAATGAATTATATTCGGCGGTTCCGGTTGAGGTTTCAGAGTTTCAATCAACCGCAGGCACGGAGATTGACAACGCGACGTTTCAGACGGTTTTAGGTTCGCTGCTCAACCGTCTGAGCCTGAAAGCGGGCATCTGGCAGGGCGCGGTCGTTGAGTTGACGGTGGTGGATTATTTGAATTTGGGCGCGGGTTATATTCAGCGTCAGCACGGCAGGCTTGGGCAGGCGGAAATCATCGGACAGGAAGCCAGAATCGAGTTTCGCGGATTGACTCAAATGCTCGCGCAGGAAATCGGTGAAAGAACGTCAAGACTGTGCCGTTATCAGCTCGGCGACCAGAGATGCAAGGTAAATTTAGCAAACTTTACATTTTCGGGGACAGTGACGGCGGTCACGAGCAAGCAGAAATTCTCAATATCAATATCAAAACCGGACACTTATTTTTATCGCGGACGGATTACGTTTTCAAGCGGTCTTAATAACGGATTGAGTATGGAAACAACTCAGAATACCGGGACATTACTAACTTTATTCCAACCGATGTTTCGAACAATCGCGATTGGCGATGCTTTTTTTATCGTAGCAGGTGACCCGAAAACGCTGCAGATTTGTCATAGCCGTTTTAATAATGCAATAAATTTCGGCGGCGAAAGTGAAATTCCTGAGAGAGAACGACTTTTCCGCTACCCGTAAATGAAAAAACTTACCGCACAACTTACCCCGCAGCTAACCGCACAACAAGTCATCAGTGCCGCCAGGCAATACGTCGGTCTAAAATACCGGACGCAGGGAAGGGATGTTGTTGGCGAGAGCGCGGGTCTGGACTGCGGCGGGCTTCTCGTAGTGGTCTGCAAAGAATTGAGTATCACCGATTCGGATTTGAGCGGATATTCAAACTCGCCGGACGGGGCGACATTCGAGAAACTTCTGCAAACAGATTTAGACGAGGTAACACCTAAAGAAGACGTTCGCCTCGCTGATATTCTGGCAATGAATTATGGAGAAGGGGTGCAGCATATCGCAATAGTTTCGGCAATCAATAAAGAGGCGAACCGATACACCGTGATTCACGCAAAGCGTCCGCGCGGCAGTTTTGGTTCAACCGATAAAGGTGTCATTGAGCAATACCTGCACGGCTACGACCTTCGGGCGTGGTCGAAGACGTTTCGGATAAAAGGGATTGAAAATTGATTAACAAAGACAAACAGCTAAGAGAACGAAGCTACGGATTAGTAAAACATTTCCTGATTGGATTCGTGTTTTTGCTCGGCTGTTATTCCACTACTTTTGCAGGATTTGCCATTCCGATTTTAATTTCTTTGGCAGTTTCAGCTGCAACCGCAGGTGCTACTTATTTAATCACAGCACTAACCGCGCCGAAACCGAAACCACAGGACAAAGGCAAACTTCAGGGCGAAATACAGTTAAGCAACGTCGGCGAGGATTTAGCGATTCCTGAAATCTACGGCGCGAGAGGCGCGGACGGTTTCGGCGGCATCAGAACGGGCGTTATTTTTTTTCACGCATCGGAGATTAGAGACGTGCCGACGACCATCACATCGGGCGGCGGCGGGCGAAGCGGAAAAGGCGGCGGCGGCGGTAATTCATCGAGGTCGCAGGGAAAAGAACACCATTATTTTATAGATTTAGCGTGTATGGTCGGCTTGAACCGGACGCGAGTTTTAGAAATAAAAGCCGGAACTGACGTTTTATACCGTAATTATCCGCAAACCGGGACAGCTATCGCGCAATCGGTATATGAAGCCGAAACGGCTCCGCGCGGCGGCTCGGCGGCAGTAGTTGCCGACAGCACATTTTCCGGCGGCTCAAAAGTTGATTTAGGCGCAACCGGAACACTCTCCTTCATCGTGACGGGCGACGGGCAGCCGCACGCTTTTTATATTTATTATAAATGCGCGGGCGATAAAACTTTGGACGTTGCCATTAACGGACTGACCCAAACCGTCACTTTGCCGGATTCATTCGGGCGCATTGAATCGGTAATTTTGACCGGAACGACAAACACGGGCGCAACAACCGTTTATTTAGCCGCTAACCAAACCGGCATCTCGATTGATAAAATCAGCGTCGGCGAGACGTTTTCATCGGACGCTGAGGACATTCGTTTCGGCGGCATATCGGGGACAATTGACCCTGGTTTCATAAATCCTAATCCTGGTTACGGCGACAACGATTTGCCGCTGCCGACCTTTCAGGATTGGCGACCGATGCGCGAATACAATTATCAGGGCAATCCGAACGCCGCCGGAGAAACGGCGGCGCAATTGCCGAACGGATGCCAGCTAAGAATTTACGAAGGCACAGACACGCAGCTGCCCGACCCGCTATTGCAGGAATTTTATGAAGCGAAATACGGCGCGGGCGCGACACCGGCTTTTCGATACCGGGCTTATTTTGTTTTAGAGAATTTCGAGATTACAAAGTATGGAAGCGTGCCGAACATCACGGTTGTGTCCGAATCCCTGCACGCGACGACACTGGGCGCGATTTATAGGCATCGTTCGCAGCGCGCCGGACTCGCGCCCGCTGAGACGGACTACACGGCTCTTGACGGGATACCTGTTCGCGGCTACGTTATCGCGCAGAGACAAGCCCCGAAGGCGGAAATGGAAATCCTTGACCGGATTTTGGATGTTGACGTTTTCGAGGACACGAGCGGCGTAATTAAAGGTGTTGTGCCGTCGGACGAGGTATCAATTCAAATTCCCTTTACAGATTTGGACGTAAAAGAAGACGGCGAAGATAACTCGAAACCCGTCGCCATTGAAACCGTCGTCAGAAACGAGTATGAGCTGCCGCGCCGAATGGACTTATCCTATTTTGACCCGTCAAAACAATTTGAAATCGGCAATACGCACGCCTCGCGCGAAATAACGGTGTCGGAAAAGCGCGAGAACATTGAAACAAGCCTTGTTTTAACCGAAGGGGAAGCCAAAAAAATGGTTGACCGCCTGCACCAGAAGGAATGGGCGGAAAAGGACGCGGAAAGTTTTGAGACTTTTTACCGCTACGGATGGCTGAATCCGACCGACCTGGTTGAAGTCGAGGACTTGACCGGCGTTTTTAACCGGATTCGCCTCAAGGTTCGCAACGGTTCGATTCCCGGCAAATTAAAATTCGGCGGCGTATCGCGCGATTTGCCCGAACCTCTGCCGAGAATTTTCACTGAAACTCAGGCTGCCCCGCATCGCCCGCCGTCGGTCGTTATTCCGCCCAATATTGTTGGAACGCTTGCGGACATCGCTATACTGCGAACGACCGAAACCGTGCCGGGCGTTTATGCCGCCTGCGCGATGACCGACAGCGCTTATAAATTTGACGGCGCGGCTTTAATGTGGAAGCGCGAGGCAGGTTATCAGATTCTGGAGAGTTTCGATAAGCAGGCGACGTTCGGGAAAACTTTGACTACCCCGGCGGGTAATTTAGGAGACGTGCCTGCGGGGTGGTCGCCCGGCATTTGGGATACGGTTTCAAGCCTCACCTTTGATTTATACTTCGGCGAAGTCGAAACCAGAACGGACGCGGAAGTCCTTGACAGATTTAATGTTTTAATTGTCGGCAATGAAGTCATCGCCTTTACAACCGCCGCGCGAGTTGCCGGATTTCCTAATCGCTGGACAGTTTCAAGACTACGGCGGCGACTTAAAGGCACGGGGTCACAGCACATCGCGGGCGAGCGCGTTTTGCTTCTTACCGATGCCGTTAAATTTATTCCGCTTGACGTTTCAGAATTTGACCGGACGCGCAATTATAAATTCGTCTCAAGCGGTCAAAATATAAGTTCAGCGTCTGTTTATGCTTTTACCTGGTCGGGCGCGACGAAATACAATACAGCGGCAAACCAGACGACCGACAACGGCGCGCCGGTTTTATCGAGCAATGCGCCGGTTGTTAGCCTGGTCGGCACAAATTGGAGCTTCAAATTTCAAAAACCAGTTCAAAACGGTTATACAGCGGCACTGCTTGAATATCGCCTTGTCAATACGACGGCGGCAAAAACTTTGGCGGCGGGGGTCTCGGCAACCTCTACAAGTCTGACTTTGAATAACGCGACGGGCTTGCCGCCGACGGGCAAAGTAGTTATCGGAGGCGAAACCATCGGTTACGGCTCGATTTCCGGCGGAGGCTTAAACGCGCTTGAACGCGGCGCGGAACATACCGCAGCCGCATCGCATGCATTGTCTGCGGTGGTCAAACCCGTAAGCCGCCAATCGCAGTTAGGCGATGTGCTGGAAGTAACGACACCGCAGCTCGCCGACACTTTTGAACTGCAGTATCGCTGGCGAAACGGCTACCTGTTAAACGGTTCGGACGGCTGGAGTTTCTGGTCGTCTCCGGCAACCGCTTACGGTTCGGCAAACGCTGTGCAGCCGGGAGGCGAAGTTCCGCCGCCGTCCGAGCCGCCGCCGCCGCCGCCGGGATACGAAGACCCGTATGACCCGAACAGTGGGTGGAAAATCAACCCGTATTAGGCGATGCTGCCCGCAGTGGCAGTTTCGTGCCGCCGGAAGTGCGCGTTGGGCGCGTTGGGCGCGTTTTGGAAAACCTGAAATATCAATTTATCCACTGTGTTTTGCGGGATAATCAATAAAAACGGATGCGCGGCTTAAAGTATAAAAATGCCCTCGGTAGGATTTTACAGGCTTTCTTATATGTTGCAGGTAAAGCTACTTACTGGTTTCCGGTGTTTTAAAAAGGCAGATTCGTGCGGAAATCCGCTTGTTTTTAACCCGAAATCAGCCGTTTGAATTCATCGAAACCCATCTCATTATTTCGCACTTTTTCATAAATTTCTTTTAGAGAGTTTATGTTTCCTTTGTTAGCAGTTGGGTAAAGTTTCTGCATTGCTGATTCCCGTGATTCATCTGTCGCGTGCGAATAATGAGCTATCATCCCCGATGACTGATGCCCGGAATATGAGCCAGCCGTCGCTAAATCCGTAACGCGCACCATTCGCGTAACAAAAGCGTGCCTTGTTGAATGAAAGACAATGCCGTTTTCCGCGGCGCGCCCGTATGTAAGCCCGGCAGCTTCGCACGCTTCCCTGATTAAAATATAGAAATGGCGCGGGCGCGAACCGGAGAAGGTAAAGATATATTCGGTCCTGGAATCATTCACCGCCGTTTGTATTAGCTCAAGAATAAATTCAGGCAGAAAATCATAATCGGTAACGTTTCCTGTTTTCCGGCGAACAACACGAAGCGTTTTTCGCTTTGGCTTAAAATCCGTTTTTTTTAGCCGCGCGATTTCCGAGAATCTCAAACCCAAAAGCCAGCCGATTTCAAATATCCGACCGACGCGGACGCGGTTCTCGAAAGCGGCGCGTGTTTCTTTTGCTTCTTCGTCTCTGGTCAGATACGCGAGGATTGCTGATTTTTCGCTTTCGCTGATAATTCGTTTTTTTGAATCGTCACGTTTTATTTTCGGGCGCGGAATGCGCGGCGGCGTGTAGTCTTCAAGTTCGGCGAACATCTCACTCGCTTTTTTGAAGGCGGGCGAAAGGACGTTTATCTCGCGCCGAAGCGAAGCCGGTTTTATACCGCTTGAGAGCCGGAGGCGGTTGTAGTCGGCGAAATGCGCGGTTTTCAGGCTGGTGACGGGAAAGTCTTCGCTTGTTAAATTCATAAACGCGCTGAAGATTCTCTTCGCCCGAACGCTGTCGCCGTCGCTTACCTGCGGCAGACGTTTATCGAATAATTCCTTTAACGTGATTTCCTTTTTGTGTTTCGGCTGGAGAATACCGGCGCGGGCGTTTTGCTTTTCAATCTCGATTTCCAGCATCGCGGCTTCAGCTGCTTCGCGCCGGGCGTATTGGACGCGAATTCTTTTGAAGGGTTTGTTTTCCCCGTCGAATTTGAAGCAGTCGAGCAGAAAGCCGCGCCATTGTTTCTTTTTATAATCGTAGCTCCAGGCGGGTTTTTCTTTTTCCGAGTAGATTGTTATGACGGGCATAAAAGTATGCTAAATTCGGATTATGGAAATCTATCAGAAAGAAGTTTTAGTTCTGCACAGCCGCAAACTGCTGAGAAATTTAGGCGTTGACGCCGATAAATTATCCGACGATGAAGTGATAGCCAAAGTTAATCTAATAGCGAAACATCTAACTGACACATTCACAAAAGTCGGCGCGGCGGCAATGAAAATGATGGGTAGCATTTCGTCTGCTTTCAGTAAGCCTTGAACCCCGCCAGCCACCACAGAAAAGCCGCCCGGATGACCAATAGAGCGGCAAGGATTGATGCGCAGCGATTCGTTTGCCATTGGTTATAGCGACGGATTGTTTCAAGTTCTTTGCTCATTTCAAGCCGAATTGGGATTTACTAATGAGCTTTCCATTTTGAAACATTACATTTACGTTTGCGCCGAAACCTTCACCATCCCATTTATACATCACGGTTTTGAAGCCGCCCATTTCATTTTCGCTTAATACTTCGCCTTCCGAACCGAAGATTTTAACCACGTCCGCATATTTCATTCCGGTTTTTAGCTGCGCGAAAGTCGCGGCATTAACGATTCCTCCGGTTTTTTGCGATTCAGGCGAGGCGGCTTGGCTGGCGGATGGCGGTATCGCGGTGTTTTGATTCGTGGCGGTTTTATTTTTGTCCGGGTCGGCACAGCCGAAAACGACGATTAAAGCGATGAGCGCGAGAATCATTAAATTAAGATTGTTTTTCATAATGTTATCTCCTAAACCGAAACGAGCCGACAATCACGCCGACGAGCCGAAAACCAGAATAAAAATTATTGATAATATTTTCATAATTCGTATCTTAGCCTACTTTTTTCTTTATTGTTTTCTTCACCGCTTCGAGTTCAGGGAAAACGGGCGTTCCGATAATTTTGGCATTGTTCGTTGCGCTCTTGCCGTTAGAAATAGTTTTTTCTTCGCTTTCAGTTAATTTCAAAAGTCCATCTTGTTTATACAAAGCCAAACCGCGAAACGCTAACTCACGAACGATATAGCCAACGCCTCTGTCGTGTAAATTTGCTATTTCCTCTAATTGAAGTTTTTCACGGTCGCTAAATTTTACCGACACAGTTTCAATTCTATTGCCTCTCGACATCGCCATAATTTGCATATTACTTAGTTTCCTTATTTATTAAAAAGAATACTTAGGTTTCTAAGGTTGACAAGTAACCAAAGAGTCCTCATAATGAAATTCCTATGAATACAGAAACACAAAAACGGACAACCAAAAAAGTTCAACTGAGCGGCAAAGTTCCGCCTGACATTAAAGACAAAGTTTTACAAATCGCACGACGAGAAGACCGCAGCTTGTCTTATATTTTGACGCGCCTTCTTGTGTCGCATCCTGATTTGAAAAATAAAAAATCGCTGGCTTTACAGTCATAAAAAATCTTCACCGTTTATCAAATGCAGCAGCGAACACTTAAACAATGCGGCAAAAACATAAGCCATATATGGATGGCAGATTTAACTTTTTGCCCTTATTGCTACATTCCGGCCGACGAAAGAAGTGCTTACGTCCAGCGTGAACGCGCTGAAATAGCCGAAGAGAAACGAAAAGCCAAAACACAAAAACCAAATGCCAAAAATAAAAATTGAACAAATTACAATAGGCGGCAATCGGCGCAAATTGGGTGACATAGCCGAACTAGCCAAATCCATAGACGAACTTGGTTTAATAAATCCGGTGCAGGTTAATGAAGAACTTGTCTTAATCGCCGGACTGCACCGCATTGAGGCTTGTAAATCGCTTGGCTGGTCGGAAATCGAAGCGGCTGTCTTGTCGGTAACTGATATAACCGCCGAACGTATTGAAATAGCCGAAAACCTGTTTCGAGCCGAACTGACAACTTTGGAGCGCGGCAATCAATACAAACGGTTGAAAGAATTGTATGAAGCTGAATTTCCGCAGACAAAGAGCGGTATGCGCAACGGGCAAACTTCTAAGAAAACGGAATCCGTTTTCTTAGAAACCCCATCTTTCATAAAAGACACGGCTACAAAAACAAATAAATCGGCAACGACTATTCAAGAAGATGTCCAAGTGGCAACCAACATTTCCGAAGAAGTCCAAGCCGTTATCAAAGAACTGCCGATTGCCGACCGCAAAACCGATTTATTAAAACTCTCCCGTCTAAACGAAACCGCACAAAAAGAAGTTGCCGGCGTGCTGGTGAGCGGCAAGGCTGAAACCTACGAGGAAGCGGTTAATGTCTTACAAAAAGACTTTGAAAAGTCCCAGCCTAAACCTTCAAAGGAAATGAAAACGCGCAATTATCTAGGCGGCATTGTAGACAAAATTTACGAAGCCATTCATTTCGCAAAAACAGAAAAAACGATTGAGATAGTCGTCAAGAAATTTGACCAGCGCGCGCTGAACGCGCATTACACAAACTTCACTCGCCTTCGGGATAAATTAAACGAGTGGATAGCCGTCTTAGAAAGACAGGGAGCGGAATTAAATGACACACAAGAAAGAGTTACAGAAAATCAAGATAACGCGGCTGCAACGAGTGCGTGAAGCCCTTCTCAAAGTGATGAAAAACCATCCGTATCTTACAACGCAGGAATGGCGAGAGCTAATAAAAGCAAATGGTGGATTCAATGAGGCAGAACTCAAAGAAGAACTTCTCACACACGGACTTGAGGCAATGGAAAATGAACTTGTCCTACAGGCTATGGCAACAATGAAAGACGGCACTGGGCAACGTTTATTTCACAATTTTACCATTATGAATCAGCAAACAGGCGAACCGGAAAGAGTCAATTATCAGGAAGCGTTATTTGATTTGGAGTGCTACACAACCGTTGCTCCGAAACCGTTTAGAGGTGGCATAACGTTGCTTGATAAAGCTAAAAAATTAAATGACAACTGCATAAAGAAATTCAAGGTCAATGTTCTCGCTGCTGTGTTCGATTACGATATTGGGCAACTCTGGGAAACGCTGAAATTAAACGAAACAGGTAAATCAGCAAAAGGCACAAAATAATTTCGCTTTTCTCTCTTTTTTGCTTGACAAGTATTCTTAGAAACCTTAGAATACTTGTAACTTGATAAAACAAGTAATAAACAAAAAGAGGAAAAAGCAAAATGCAAAACCAAAGAATCGCAAAAGCAATCGTCGCAATGAAGTTAATCGAAAAAACAGACAACGGGTATCAGGTCAACGCTCCGACATTTCGCGGGCGGGATGTTTATCCGAAGTTTTTTATCAACGCCGGAAAATGCACCTGCTTAAAGTTTGAAGAATTCGCGGACTGCGAGCATTGTCTGGCTGCCGAAATGATGGAAGCCGAAGCCGCGAAATTACAAGTCGCGGCGGCAAATGAGTCCTGCGGTTGTTCTCTTGATTGGGATTCAAAATTTACCAATCTCTGCGACCGCCACGAAGCCGCGCAAGCCGAAGCCGAAAAATGGGAACGATACGAAGTTCAATTCGGATGGGCGGCATAAAGGAGAAAAACTATGAAAACGACAAAAAAAACTGACGGTTATGACCGATGCCGAACTTGAAAACTATATGGCGCAAACGATAACGATGAAACGCTCCATCTATTTTGAAGATTTGGAAAGAGCCAGACAAAACGGATTGAAAATCGGAATGCTTGTCGGGCGGCAAAACGCCGAATATGAGGGAGATATTAAGCAAAGCCGTGCGATTAGAAAGGCTTGCGACAGTTTTGAAGCGAATATGACACCGAAAGCGGCTTGAGAAAAAAGGAAAACGAAAGATGGAAAACCAGATACTG